GCTCGGCCCGGCGAGGCGAGGCAGGGCATCGCACGGCAGGCGTGGCGGGGCCGGGCGAGGCTCGGCTTGGCGCGGCGTGGCTGGGCGCGGCGCGGCTGGGCGCGGCGCGGCAGGGCGCGGCGAGACATAGCAGGCTGCGCGAGACTAGGCACGGCAGGCGAGGCGCGGCCAGGCCGGGCGAGGCAAGGCGAGGCGTGGCACGGCAGGCACGACACGGCAAGGCGCGGCAGGCGAGGCGCGGCAGGCGCGGCGGGGCAAGTCGCGGCGGGGCAAGTCGCGGCGAGGCGCCCCGCCGCGCCCCGATGCTAGGAGGAGACCCACCATGAAGGACATATCACACACACCATCGCACGATCGACCCGTAGCGCTCACACACGAGACGCTCGCCGAGCTGACACAGCACCCACTGCGGATGCTGCCACTGCCCCTGCGACCCACTGTCACTGCTCTCTGGGCATGCCACCGACACCTGGTCGGCCTCGAATCACCCATGCCCCTCGCAGCCCTGATATCGGTCTGGATCAGCCAGCACGGCCTCACCGTAGAGGACGCAGAGGCATGCTGCCGAGCCATGCTGGCCCCACATGCCGTCGCCGCCCATCGCTACGCGAGCGATCTGACTGCCGCCCTGGCACAGTCAGTCGCGCGAGCCATCGACCAGCGCCTACGCACCCAGCGGGACGCCGATCGCCGCCGTGCAGCAGCAGACGATGCCGCCGCCGCCGCCAGACCCGACGAGGTGCGCCGGCTGATCGAGCCGATACTGCACGAACACGATTGACCGGGTACAGGGCAAAACGTGTACCATGGGCATATGGCCAGGCGAGCAGTACCGATCACCGACGAGCAGCGGCGCCAGGTGCTGGCCGGCGCTGCTCTCGGCCTGTCTCACGCGGATATTGCGCTGCTGGTAGGACTCGATCGGCGCACGATGGAGCGCCGCTGCCGGGCCGAGCTGGAGCGTGGGCGAGCCAAAATGCGGCACCGCATTCATCGGGTCCAGTGGGACCTGGCCGCCAGGTCGCCGGCTATGGCGATTTGGCTCGGGAAGCAGTACCTCGGGCAGCGTGATGTCCCGATCCCCACCGATCAGCAGGGCGCGATCATCGAGTATGTGCAGAGAGTGATCGTGTCCGGTGACTCAACAGAACGAAGTACGTAGCAGGGTACTAAGCATGCAGATCGAGCTGCGTGAGCTGTCCGACATCCGGCCCTACTGCGACGTGATTGTCCAGCGCTGGGAGCAGTTCACCGGGCGGAAGGCCGAGCGCGTCCCGGCCAACGAGGAGACGCAGACGTGATCGCACGCCGCCGTCCTCGCCCGATCCGCATCGAGGTGTCCGTGCTGCCGCACCAGGCCGAGTACGCCTCCAGTACCGCACGCCAGGTAGCACTCATCGCCGGTCGAGGAGCGGGCAAGACCTGGGCGGGTGCGTACCGCCTCCTCCTGCACGCGGCTATGACCCCAGGCCAGTATGCTGTCATCGCACCCACCTACACCATGCTGGAGGACATCGATTGGCCGGCGCTGCGCGAGGTGGCCCGTGTGATGCGGTTGGATCTGGTCGAGCAGCCCGGCCGCATGCAGATGACGCTGCCCGGCCGCTCCGAGATTCGCTTTCGGTCGGCCGATCGGCCTGACCGATTGCGCGGTCTCAATCTGCACGGCTGCTGGATGGACGAGGCGGCCCAGATCGACGAGGACGTGATGCAGATCGTCCGGCCCGCCCTGCGCTGCGGCGAGTGCCCGTGGCTGGCCGTGACCACCACGCCCAAGGGCACCGGCCACTGGACCTACCGTGTATTCGGCCCGCAATCGACCGACGCCCATGTCGTGCGAGCGACCACCAGAGCCAATCCACTCCTCGCCGAGTCGGTACGGCAGCAGCTCTATCGCGACCTGGCCGGCGTGTGGGCCCGCCAGGAGCTGGACGCCGAGTGGTGCGATCCGGAGGGCGTCGAGTGGCCCGCCGAGCATTGGGGCGACTGGGTCATGGTGCCGTCCGCCACGATGCCGATGCAGCGCATGACGCGGCGAGTGATCGCGGTCGATCCGTCGCTCGGCGCTCGACCTGACCGGGGCGACTACTCGGCCATCGTCGCCCTCGGCTGGTGCGACGGGCTGCTGTGGGCCGAGGCCGACCTGGCCCGCCGGCCACCCCACCAGATCATCGCCGATACGCTCACTCTGTCCGATCGCTGGCGACCACACGCCATCGGCATCGAGGCCGTGGCGTTCCAGTCGCTCCTGGTTGCTGAGCTGACCCGACAGCGCCAGGTACCATATCCGGTGTACGGCATCCAGTGCGGCGCGCAGGCGAAGGAGCTCCGCATCCGTCGTCTGGGCCCGGCCATCGTGCGGCGTGAGCTACGCATCGCCGACACACCCGGTGGCCGGCTGATGTGCCGCCAGCTCCGAGACTGGCCGATGGGCGAGCACGACGACGGCCCAGACGCGCTCGAGATGGCGCTGCGACTCATGACCGAGATGAGATGACGGACTATCAGCCGGGAGGGCGTTATATGGAGACATCGCTATGACACCCGCACAGATCGACCGGCTGATCGAGTCTGTCTCCCGATCACTGGCCATTGATAGCGATCCTCCCTGGCTCACCTTTGCGCAGGCCCCCAGTCTGGCTGATGGGTATCCCTATCGTACACATGAGCAGCACCGGCAGATCCGCGACATGATGCGCTGGTATGCGCTGCACCACCCGTTCGCGGCAGCGGCGATCGAGGTCCGCTGCAGCTATGTCATCGGCAGCGGACACAGCTACAGAGTCGTGCCCCGATCGGACGTGTCGGTCGACGCGCGTGACCTGGCTCGCGCTCTCGATGAGCTACACCGCTGGATGGATCGCGACCGCTGGATGATCCGTCAGCGGGAGATCCAGTATCGGCTCGATCGCGATGGCGAGGTGTTCTTGCGCCTCTTCGAGGCGGACGGCCAGGTCTCCGTCCGCCTGATCGAGCCGGAGCATGTCGTGCCGCCGCAGGGCGCTGGCCCCCAGGATGCCTACGGCGTGCGTGTGAGCGCTATCGATGCCGAGACCGTCGAGGGCTACTGGATCGCACGACCGCCAGCCAGTCTGGGCACACTGGTCGGTACACCCGAGCTGATCCCGGCAGACCAGGTGCAGCACCGGAAGGCGAACGTAGACCGTCTGGCCCCGCGCGGCCTGCCCGTCCTCTGGCCATGTCGTGAGTCGCTGCGGCGGTCGTGGCAGATCCTCCGCGCGATGTCCACCGTGGCCAGCATCCAGGCTAGTGTCGCGGCCGTGGTGCGTCGCGCGATGGGGCAGAGCATCACGCCGTGGGTGCAGCCGGGCTCGCCCGGCACCGGCAAGGATGCCGAGGGGCGCACCTATCAGCACCTACCGCCGGGAGCCATCATGCACCTGGCTCCCGGCGAGGAGTGGGACGCACCGGCTAACCGCATCGACGTGGCCAACTACGTCGCCGCCGTGCAAGCGGAGTTGCGGGCCGTGGCGGCTCGACTGTGCATGCCCGAGTATATGCTCTCGGGGGATGCCTCGAACGCCAACTATGCTAGCACGATGGTGGCCGAGGGGCCGGCGGTCAAGATGTTCGAGCGGCTCCAGAGTGAGATGATCTGGTACGACGTGGAGATCTTCACACGAGTGCTGCGTGCGGCGGAGCGTGCCGGCCGGCTGCCCGCAGGACTCACCGATGTCGTCCGCATCGAGGCCGAACCGCCAATGGTCATGTCGCGGGATCGTCTCATGGAGGCCCAGGCCGACCAGGTACTCCTGAGCATGGGCGTGGTGTCGCGTGAGACCGTGGCGGCGCGTCACGGCTACGACTGGAGCATCGAGCGTGAGCGCATCGAGGCCGAGGGAGGTCCGGCAGGCGGAGGGTCACCGTCTGGAGACGGTCTGATCCCGCCGCTGGATGGGTGACATCATCAGCGGCCTACTACTCAGCTCGCGCGCTCGCCGGCGAGGGCGAGCGCAGCGAATGGGTGGAGCGCACATTCGCTTACGCGGTCGGCCCCGGCTATGACATGCCGTCTCACTGGCGGACTGGGGACGCAGTAGCACTCGCCCGGCACATCCTCGCTAGCGGCGATCTGAGCCTCATGGGCATCCTGGCCGACTCCCTCGAGGAAGCCGGCTGCGAGGATGCCGAAGGATATCGGCATCTACGAGAAGATCGCGACGACCATTCAGCTGCGGAATGGGTGCTGCATGAGCTAGCAGTGGCGCTAGCCTAGCCCACCGCATAATATATGCGGTGGGACCGTATCGGGCCGATGGTGGCCCAGCGAGAGGCGGGATGCCGTCCGTGGGGTCACCCCACTAACTAGGGGGAGTAGATGCTGGTACTACGACGGAGTCGTGGCCAGTCGCTGATCCTCGAATGCCCCGACGGCACACGCATGCGAGTGATGGTAGTGCGAGCCGATGCATCCGTGTGCATCGGCATCGATGCACCACGTCACATCCGCGTCATCCGCGCAGAAATCGCCGATGAATCCCTACGCTCTATGGACCCGGCGAATGATCGCCGCCCATCCTCGCACGGCTGATGCTATCGAGCGTCGGTTCGACCGGGCTGATGCTGCCATTCGCGATCTCTGG